ATGGCGGGAAAAAGGCAGCGGCCCAACGGGTGGGAATACGTCATCAAGCGGGCCGGGCTGCTCGACAAGCCGATCTATCTCACGTTTGCCGACGAGAAAGAAGGCGACGCCTTTGTCGCCCGCACTGAGAAGCTGCTCGACAAGGGGATCATCCCCGCAGAGCTGCGCGCGCCGTCGCGCATCGACACCATCGCCGACCTCGTGCGCGAGTACGAGCGCGACGCGCATCCGAAGGCGAAAGATCGAGCCGCCCTCGGAACCATCATCAAGGCGAAGGGGGCTGCGCGGCTGACCGGCATTGATGCGGGATGGGTCGATGACTGGATCTCGGAGATGAAGCGCATCGACAAGCTGGCGCCAGCCACCATCCGTGCGAAGGTGGGCGCGCTCGCGCGCTGTACGGATTGGGGTATGCGGAAGGGGCACGTCCTGCTGCCCGACCATCCCCTGCGCACTCTCCCGGATGGCTACGCCCAGTACACGAAGACCGACGCGGCAATCGCGGGCGAGGCGCGCGTCGATGTGGAGCGTGATAGGCGGCTTGAGCCTGGCGAGTTCGAAAAGGTGTCGGCCGTGATCGTGGGCGGCGTGCTGCCGCGCAAGCAGCGGCCCCTCGCGCTCGATGACCCTAAAGCCTTGTGGTGCATGTTCGTGCTCGCCGTCGAGTCGGCCATGCGCATGCGGGAAATGTTCACGCTGACTCTGGATCAGGTTGACCTCGCGAAGCGCACCGCGTTTCTCGACAAGACGAAGAACGGCGACAAGCGGCAGGTTCCTTTGTCGAGTGTCGCGGTGGCGACTCTGACGGCATACCTTGATCTACGAGTGGCCGCCGGCGCGAAGGGTCGGGATGTCCTGTTTCCGTGGTGGGATGGCGACACCAAACCCAAAATACTCGACAAAATCTCGGACTATCTTTCGAAGCTCTACATCGGGATTTTCGAGGCGGCCAAGTGCGCGGACCTGAAGTTTCACGACCTGCGGCACGAGGCGACGAGCCGCCTCTTCGAAAAGACGACTCTCTCAGAAACGCAGATCATGAAGATCACGGGCCACAAGTCACACCGCATGATGATGCGGTACGCAAACCTACGGGGCAGCGACTTGGCGGCGCGGCTTTGGTGACTGCGGAGGTCTGCGCATCCGCGCGGCCGTGTCTCTGATGACGGCGTTTTCGATGTAGTCGAGCACGTCCTTTGTCATCATGACGTAGGCGCGGCCGACCTGGGCGGCGGGCAGCTCGCCCTTGTGAATCATCTTCTTCACCGTCTCCGGGTGAATCTTCAGCAGCTCGGCCGCGGCCGGCACATCAACAGTGAGGCTCACTTTGCTGGGTCCTCAAACAGCGAGTTGCTTCTTTCATCCGCGATGGATGCCATTGCATGGGCAAGATGACGGGCGTGAACTGCGTTGCTCTTCCAGTAGGCCGCCATCGGTGGCTTATGTTTGCGCCATGCCTCGTTGCCTTTTTCGCGGCACGTCTTACTCACGGCAAGCAGCACACGTCGGAGGGCCTCCCGTGCCTCGGGCGGTAGGCTCGCGGCGTCTCTAACTTCTTGAAGCGCGAGCATTGGATTGCGCACAACCGGCTGGCTACTACGGATTGAGGTGGCCGATGCGGGTGTGAATTCGTTCCGCGGAAGCGGCCGCGTGTTGTAGGTGCTCGGTGGCATCATGCGGGCCTTACCAGAAGGAGATTGCTGTGTCGAAAGAAAAAGTGACCGCTCAACAGCACTTGGACTTGCTCAACAAAGTGCTTCGTGAGCAGAAGGACTACAGACCCGGAATGTCTTTCGAAGCTGCTCCGCCGGGTAGCAAGGGCGTTGGAATCTGGGGCACAGGCACTGCAACGCCTTACACGGAAACAGATGCCTATCGAGAGGCCGAGAGAATCGTGTACGAGCTTTATGAGTTCGATCCAAGTAAAGAGTAGGTGGTCGCGAAGAGGTCTGGCGCGCCATAAAAACGAGAGCGAGGAGTAACGAATGACAGGGCCAAACAAACCGCCTCCGGCGATCCCGAGCGCACCGCCTCCGGCGATCCCGAGCGCACCGCCTCCGGCGATCCCGAGCGCACCGCCTCCGGCGATCCCGCGCGCACCGCCTCCGGCGATCCCGAGCGCACCGCCTCCGGCGATCCCGAGCGCACCGCCTCCGGCGATCCCGAGCGCACCGCCTCCGGCGATCCCGAGCGCACCGCCTGCGGCGATCCCGAGCGCACCGCCTGCGGCGATCCCGAGCGCACCGCCTGCGGCGATCCCGAGCGCACCGCCTGCGGCGATCCCGAGCGCACCGCCTGCGGCGATCCCGAGCGCACCGCCTGCGGCGATCCCGAGCGCACCGCCTCCGGCGATCCCGAGCGCACCGCCCCCGGCGATCCCGAGCGCACCGCCGCGCACGGCTTCCGACCTTCCTTCTGAAAGTGCGGCGCACTCACCGATGGGGAGCATCGACGCGGCATTTCGGATGGCGCTCGAACAAAGAGCCTTTGAGATAGGGCAGCTCACCAATCGGAACAACTTCTTTATGGTGTTCCAGGGTGTCCTGCTGGCAGGCCTTGTCCAATCGCAAGGAGCTGCGTCCCCAATGATGAATTTCTTTGTCTGCCTGGCAGGAATGGCAATATCTTGCTTCCAAGCCTGCATGGCGGGGGGGGCAAAGTATTGGCAGATTCGTTGGGAAGTGGCGGTCAAGAGCCTTGAACTGATGCTGTTAGAAGAATTGAAAGACCATCCGAAAGTCTTCCAACTTTTCGTGGCGGATATGAAGCATCTGACCCCCGCTGAACAGACTAGAGTCCAGCAGATCAACTTGACACCCGCGCGCGCGCTTGATCCTCTGCAAGTCCAGACGGGCTTTGTCGACAAGCTTGTGGAAGATGATTTAAAGAAGAGTGGCTGGCTTATCAAGTTTGCGATCTCGCGTCGGTTTTCGGTAAGCAAGATTCCCTTCTGGGTCGGGTTTGTTCTGTTCTGGATATGGTTTTTCATCTGGATCAATACCTTCGCGATTCTTGGTAAGCCCCTTGGCGCTTGGGTTGCCGGATTGGCCTGGTGGGATGTCGAGGTCTTCCGCTTCTTTAGCTTCGTCAAGCCCTAGTCGGTGCGCATCTAGCTCGTCTGGATGGGCCGGGCGCGCGCATCCTGCAGCGCGACAAACCGCGCGAGAAATTGATTGCGCCAGTCCTTCCACGATGCGGCCTCACGTTCGGGCGTGTCGAGCCGGACCCACCTGGCGGGAGCGACAGGTTGCACGGTGTTGTCGCCTAGCAATGCCCACGGGAGATGCCGCGAAGCGTCGAAGGGCATCAGATCCCGCCGCGCGATGGCAAGCGCCTGCGAGTCGATGGAGCGCAATAGCTCTCTGTGCCCAGCGAACACCGAAAGCAACTTGAAGTGTTCGCGCACGGTCTTGGCGTGCTCGGCTTCGAACGCTCGCCATGCCGCGATTCCGGCGGCCATGCTGTAGCTGTCCACGGCCTGTTTCGCCGGGCTGATGAGGTCGTTGGTGTACGCCTCGTGTGCGTCATGCATCAGCGCGGCCATCTGCACGAACACCGAAGCGCCGACGCGGCGCGCGATGTCGCAGCACAACAAGCTGTGTTCGGCGACGCTGTACGGGCGCGACGTGGCGCCGTTGAATTGGTTCACGATGGCGAGGTGGTGAGCCACGTCGCGAATGTCTACCGGGCGGCCGCAAGGGGCGTATGCGGTGGGGCCGGAGAGATGGTATTCGGCGCCATTAGCGGTGAGCATCCACGTCATTGCTTGCCCTCCGTCCCCGGCTGGGCTGCGCCGGCCTGCAAGGCTGCTCGGTGCTCGTTGTAGATGCGCGCAAAGGCTTCGCCTGCCGGATCGTTGAACGGAAAGCGACATGCTTCGTTCGGCGTCTGGCCTCGTTCGGCTGCGGCCTTGGCTTCGCGCTCGATGGTCGCGAGCGGGGTGATGGGGAATGGCATGTGTAGAAGGATTGATGCCCGGGCTAGGCGGCCTGGGCGGTTGCTGGGGCGCGCGCAGGCAGCAGCTCGCACGAAGAGATGGTCGCGTGGGTTTCCGGCGCGTGGGCGCCGGGCATCGAGCGCGGGTTGATGAGTTCGAGGCGCAGCGCATCGCCGGCCTTGAGGCCAGGGTGCCGCGCGCGCCATCCCGCGGCGTCGGGGCCGACCCAACGAACGACGTAGACCTCGACCGCGCGCGGTCCTTGGTTGTCGATGAGGCGCATCTTTAAAACGAATTCGCTTTGATCGGACGTGTGTTCGCTCACGGCGGGACGCCCGGGGCGGTCCTTGCCAACGAAGAAGACGCCGGTTGTCGTGGTCGTCATGGTGTGCTCCAGCCATAGACGCACATCGCGGCCAGCACGATGGGCAGGACGATGAAGACCGCCAGCGCGGCAGCGGTGGCGAAGAAGCCCGGAATGGGCGCGACAGGCGATGTCCTCATGAGGCCAACGCCGGTTTCTTGGAACGAGGTCGAGCGCATGGCCGGCCTTTCAGAAAGGGCAGCGCAGGGCAGGGCGCCCGCGCGTGGTCAGGACGATTTCGAGCGCGATGTCGATCACCTCTTCGTCGGAGGCGCCGTGTCGGCTCGCGAGCAGCGCCGCGCTCATTGGGTTGCGCTCGCAGAAGGGCGAACCCGGGCGGTGCTCGTAGTGGTAGCCGCCGCACCGGCACAAGCGATGGCCGGTTTCGCGCAGGTGCCGCGTGAACAAGCCTTGGCTGCGCCGCCGCGTCCGGCACTCGGGGCAGCGGAAGAGGAATGCCATCAGGCGGCGCTCCCCGCAGCTCGCAGAGCATCCGTGCGGGCGCGTTCGAAGGCCTCGATTTCTTCCGACAGCGAGGGGTGCTCGCTCGACAGGAAACCGACCACGTAGTGCCAGTTCAGATGCCCGCACTCCTTGCCCGACTTCATCGCGCGGACGAGGGCCTGAGCTGCGGTCGTGCGCCGCACACGGGCCATCTTCATGCGTCACCTCGCGCGGAGAGGTTGAGCGCGTCAATCTCGCCGTTGAGAGCACGCGCACGCTCTGCAAACGCGATGGCCATCGGGTGCGCAGGTGCGTCTTCGGTGTATGCCTCGACGGTCGCATCGGAGATGCCGGGCAGGCTGATGCTGCCGAGCTTCAGCGCCTTGTCGGCGAGCGGCACGCCCATGGCCTGCCACGTCGAGACACCCACAGCGGGGCAGCGGTAGAACGCCTGGCGGCGGCGGCCAGTCGTGCGAATCCAGATGTCCACGCGCGCCGAGCGGGTTGCGACGTAGCCCGGCGCTACGCGGCTGCTCGTGGCGTGGTGAGCTTGAACGCGGGCCACTGCTTCAGCCCTCGATGCGGGTCGCGTCGATCACCGGGCAACCGGTGACTTGCTGTGCGATGTCGAGGGCCTGTTCGGCGTTGGCAGCGAGGAACTGCACGTACGGCGCGGCGCCGGTGTCTGAGGGATTCAGATGCCCGAGTGCGTCTCGCGGCGTGTAGCTGCAGCGATAGCGGCGACGGTTATCGACCTGGGCGGTCGTGATGGGGCGCGTTGCCCTCTGAGGTTGGTGCGCGGTGCGCGTCATTGCTCACTCCTTCGCGCCGGGATGGCGCATCGGAGTGAATTATCGGTATTCCGATATTTGTGTCAACGGTAAACCGATAAATGAAGCGATATTTTTATCGGGATACCGGTTGAACCGGTCAGGCTCGACTCTTGATCTTCCGGCGAGGAACCGGATAGGGGATGTAGTACATCCACGCGACCTGCTCGGGCTTCAGATGAAGAATCACCGAGTCGTTGTAGCTCGCAAGGCTGTAGCCGCTGCGCCGGGACACCAGGCGCTTGATCATGGTCTCGCCAGTCACAAGGCGCACCAGCACGTCGTCTTCAAGCTCGGGCTCTGTGCCTGGCTCCACGAGTGCGAAGTTTCCAGGGGTGTACTTCGGGTACATGCTCGCACCCTCGACCTCTACAACGAATGCCTGCGGATCGCTGCTCGCGATGTCCTCGGCGTACTCTCCCGTCGCCCCCACTGGATAGTCTGAATCAGTCCAAATCACCTGCGGCATTGCTCCCCCGTTGCCTCTCCCAACTACGGCAACGCCCTTCAGCTTGCCGGCCCTGACGGCCTGCGCCGTCTCAAGCCCTTTCGGTCGAGGGATCATCTCGCCTTCACCGGTCGCGAGCCAATCAACGTTGACGCCGCATGCCTTCGCAATCTGCGGAGTGAATGCAGAACCGAGGCCGGATTTCTCGGCCTCGGAGTAAGCCGACTGGCTCATGCCAACCTGCTTTGCAAGCGCCCCCTGTGTCAGGTCCGCATGCTTGCGCGCAGCGGCAAGCCGCTGGCCGAAATCTGTGCGTTGGACATCCCTCATGACCGATAGGGTAGGTTCACTGTGCATCGGAAAACCGCTTGAATGAATATCGGAATACCGATAAAGTCGAACGCCTATGGACTGGCCTCAACTCATATCGGGACTGCAGCGACGAAAGCTCAGTCATACCCAAATAGCCGCCTTGTGCGGATGTGGGCAGGCGACCATCGCCGATCTGGCGCGGCGAGCCACCTCTGAGCCTCGGTATGGGCTGGGGCGGTCGCTCGTGCAGCTTTCGCACGCGAGCAACGTCGAGATTCAGCGCCGCTTGACGGTCTTGCGGCCGGCTGTTGCGCCCATCGAGTCCGCTCGCGGTGCGGGTGCTCATGCTTGAGCGGCGACCGCCGTTGCGGCGAATCACGACAACCATCCCGACAACGGCCGTAGCACGTCTACGGCGGGCGCAAGCACGCGCTCGCACAGTTGCGCCATCGCGGCGCGTTGACGTAGCGCCGCCAGCCCTTGGGCGTCTGCGCTTGCTGTCGTTATCTCGATCCACGCCGCAATGCTCTCCCGATTCAGGTCTGGTTCGACCTCCAGCAGTAGCACGAGCTGCTGCAGGAATTGCTCGATGGCGTCGATGCGCTCCGCCAGCGTCGGAGCAGGACTCGCTTGCACGAGGCATTGGCTGTTTTTCTCTGAGGTCTGCATGAGAACGAATATCTCAATTGATGAGGCGCACGGCTATGGCGCCGATGAGCCCGTGCCCGCCAAGCTCCGCGGCCACGATGCCGCAGTAGCGGCCTATGACACCGCGCACGGCTACGAGGGCGGCATCGCTGCCCTTGCCAAGCGCATGGGCCAGAACGCCAACACGTTGACCCACAAGGTCAATCTGCAGAACACGACCCATCACCTCACGCTGCGCGATGCCACCGAGATGCAGTGGCAGAGCCGGGACTACCGCATCCTGCACGCCATGGCCGACGAGCTGGGCCATGTCTGCATCCGCTCGACGCCAGCGCATTCCGAAGGCGATCCGCTCGATACCTTGATGCGTCTGCAGATGGCGTTTGCCGACTACGTGCAGGCGCTCGGCGAGGCACTGACCCGCCGCGCCGGTGGTGTGTCGCGCAACCAGATGCGCAAGGCCGAGTACCACGCGGCCGAGACAGTCGCCAGCGTGGGGCATGCGCTGGCGATGCTGCGCGACCTGATGCGGGAGGAACCGAAGGCATGAGCGCAGCGGTTCGACCTGGGCGGGGAGGGCGCACGACCCCATGAGCATCAAAGTCATGTCGATGGTCTTCGATCGCTATCCATCGGGCGGCATGGAGCGGTTGCTTGCGCTCGCGATGGCCGACCATGCCAGCGACGACGGCCGGCGCATCTGGCCCTCGGTGGATGAGCTGGCCCGCAAGACCATGCAGAGCCGCAGCAGCGTGCAGCGCCAGATCCGCCGGATGGTCGCCATTGGATGGTTGATTCAGGTCCGCTCCGCCACCGGGCGGCCTGGCATCACCAACGAGTACCGCATCTGTCCCGAATGGATCGAGGGCGGCGAAGTGCCGACACCAGAGAGGGGTGTCAATTTGACACCCCTCGACGATGAATCCCCAGCTGAAGTTATCCACACGGGTGTCAATCTGACACCCGTCGCCAAGCCCGGGAGGGGTGTCACCACGGACGCGAGGGGTGTCACCAGAGACGAGAGGGGTGTCACAGCTATGACACCCGAATCTTCAGAACCATCATTGAACCAATCCCCCCTACCCCCCGGCGGGGGGGCGAGCGGGTTCGATGCGCTTTTCTCGATCTACCCGAACCACGACAACCGGGCGAAGGCAGAACGCCGATACCGCCGACTTGCGCCCACCGCCGCGCTGCAGCAGACGATGCGCTCGGCCATCGAGGCCCAAAGGCTTAGCAGAAGATGGACCAAGGACGATGGCGAGTTCGTGCCCGAGTTCGCGACCTGGCTGCGCAATGAGCGGTGGCGAGACGAGCCTCGTGCCGCTGGCGTCAGTGCCGCCGCCGGCACCCGCGACGACGCATGGCAGGAAACGCGCAGCGGCATCGACGCGAAGGCGCGCGCCCTCGGCCTCACCGCTTGGGACGAAGCGGCCTTCTCGGTGGGCCGCGGCGAGAACTACATGGCGTTCACCGCACGGGTGAGGCGTGCCGTCGAGAAGGCAGGGGAGGCGGTATGCGCGTGACCGTGGGCTTCAATGGCACCGGCCTCGCGAGCGTGCAGTCGCAGCTCGCCAAGCTGTCGGGCCAACAGGCCAAGCAGGCCTATGCCGATGGCCTGAGCGATGGCGGCTTCCGTGCGCGACGAGAGTGGCAGCGCGAGATGCGGGAGCACTTCGACCGACCCACCGCCTACATCCTCAAGAGCGTGTACGTGCGCAAGGCCACGCCTGAGCGGCTGAGCGTAGAGATCGAGCCGACCTACTTCGGTGGCAAGGGCGTGGACCCGCAGAAGATCCTCCAGGCGCAAGAGTTCGGCGGTGCGCGTCGAGACAAGCGCAGCGAGGCCGCGCTGCGCCGCATCGGCATCCTGCCCGCTGGCTATCAGACGGCCATCCCCGCCACGCCATTCCCCGGCAGCGACGACGGACGGGGCAACGTGCGCGGTGGCTTCCTCGTGCGCCTGCTGTCCTACTTCCAAGCGATGGGAGAGCAGGGCTACAAGGCCAACATGACGGACAAGCGCAAGGCCCGTCTGCACAAGGGGACCAAGGACCGCGAGGGCGTGCGCTTCTTCGTCGCATACGGTCGCTTGCGCAGTGGCCCCACGCAGCACCTCGCGCCTGGCATCTGGGCGGCGACCGGGCAAGACGGCTTCATCGTGCGGCCCGTGCTCATGTTCGTGCGCGATGGCAGCTACGAGTCGCGCATCAGCCGTGCGCGCGTGGCCGAACGTGCCGACCTTGAGCCCTACATCGAGCGGCGCATCCGCTACCGCATCAGAAAGATGGTGGACGAATGACGAGGGCAGTGTCCATGTCGCCCATCGAGGCCGGCCCCACTTCGCACCACCTCGGGGCACGGCCCGCGCCCAAGGGCACGGGTCCTTCCGCAGAGGTGTGCGTTACGGGTAATTCGAACCCCGACTTCGGACTGTTCCGCGGTATCGCTAAGGGGGTTAAGTGAAGGCCGTCGAAGCAATGCGGCAGGCGATCTCGCAGGCCGAGTTCGGCGCGTGGGTCGGCATCAGCGAAGCGCGCGTGAGCCAGCTCATGGCCGAGGGCGTGCTTACGCGCGGCGAGACCGGCCACGAATGGCTGATTGCCTACTGCGAACGGATGCGCGACATCGCTGCCGGCCGTGCGTCGTCGGAGACGGGCGGCCTCGACCTCGTGCAAGAGCGCGCGGCCCTCGCGCGCGAGCAGCGCCTCGGGATCGCGATCAAGAATGCCATCGCCCGCGGCGAGTACGCGCCCATCACGCTCCTGGCTGAAGTGCTCGCGACCGCGAGCCAAGCCGTTTCCGAGCGCTTCGAGCAACTGCCCGGCCTGATGCGCAAGGTGTGCCCCGAGCTGCCGGACACCGCGCGCGACAAGCTGATGTCGGCCTTCGCCGATGCGCGCAACCAGTGGGTCCGCTTGACGAGTCGCCTTGTCGCCAAGGCCATCGTGCAGGTCGAGAGTGATGGCGACGATGACCATGGCGATGACGAAGAAGAGGACGTGTCGGAATGAGCCTGGCGCCCACCGAAACGCAACGCGCCATCGTTCAGGCGGTGAGGTTGGGCCTCGTGCCGCTCAAGATAGAGCGACCGCAGCCGCTGAGCACCTGGGCCGAGGACAATTTCTATCTGTCGCCCGAGGCCAGCCACACGCAGGGCGAATGGAAGGCCTATCCGTTCCAGAAGGGCTGGATGGACGCCTTCAGCAATGACGACATCGAAGAGGTGACGGTGCGCAAGGCGAAGCGCGTCGGCTACACCAAGACGCTGCTTGCCTTCATCGCCTACAACGCGGCGCACCGCCGCCGCAAGCAGGCGCTGTGGATGCCCACCGACGACGACCGCGACAGCTTCGTGAAGTCGGAGGTCGAGCCGATGCTGCGCGACGTGGACGCCCTGAAGGCGGTCATCGTGCCGGGCAAGGACGACACGATGAAGCTCAAGAGCTTCTTCGGCTCCGTGCTGCATCTGCTCGGCGGCAAGGCGGCACGCGCCTACCGGCGCATCACCGTGGCCGTCGCGGTGCTCGACGAAGCCTCGGCCTTCGATCAGAAGATCGAGAAGTCGTCGGACCCGATCACGCTCGCGCGCGGTCGGCTCGAAGGCGCGCCGTTTCCGAAGCTGGTCGCCGGCAGCACCGTGCGCATCAAGGACTTCGACCACATCGAGACGCGCGAGAAGAACGCCGATGCGCGCATGCGTTATCACATCGTGTGCCCGCACTGCGATACCGAGCACCCGCTCATCTGGGGCAGCAAGAAGGTGCGGCACGGCTTCAAGTGGGACGGCCACGACTACAACACGGTGCGGCATGTCTGCCCGCACTGCCACGAGTCGATCACGCAGGCCGACTACCTGCGGATCTGGGACACCCGGGCGATGTGGGTCAGCGAGTGCGGCCGGTATCGCTACGACCACGACTTGCACGTCTGGACCGATGCGCAAGGCGTCGTCATCCGCGCACCGCGGCATGTGGCCTTCGTCGAGATGTGGAGCGGCTACAGCCCGCAGCGCGCATGGTCCGACATCGTGCGCGAATTCCTCGAAGCCACGATCAAGGCGAAGGCGGGGGACACGGCACCGCTCGAAGGCTTCGTGAACGAAACCCTCGCGCAGTATTGGGAGGCCGTGGTCGAGCGCGCCGACGAGCACGCACTGTCGCGCCGGGCCGAGGGCTATCGCCGCTTCACGGTGCCCTATGGCGGCCTCGTGCTGGTCACCGGTGTGGACGTGCAGGACAACCGCTTCGAGCTGGTGACCTGGGCCATTGGTCGCGGCGAGGAAATGTGGTGCATCGATTACAGCGTGATCTATGCGAACCCGGCCGACGAGCGCGATTGGTCACACCTCGATGCCTACCGCAAGACGATCTTCCAGCACGAGAGCGGGCAGGCGATGAAGATCGAAGCGATGGCCGTGGACACCGGCGGCCACTTCACGCACCAGGCCTACAACTACTGCCGCCAGCGCGAGCGCGAACGGGTCTTCGCGGTGCGCGGCGATCCGCAGCCGAGCAAGATGGTCAAGAGCAAGGCCACCGTTCAAGACGTGAACTGGGGCGGGAAGATCATCAAGCGCGGCGTTCGCCTCTGGTATGTGGGCACCGACACGGCGAAGGATCTGATGTATGGGCGCCTCTGCGTCGAGAAGAGGGGCGCCGGCTTCGTTCACTTCAGCAAGGATTTACCGCCCGAGTTCTACACGCAACTGACCTCCGAGGCGCGTGTTCCGCAGCGCGTGGCGGGCGGCGAAGCCTATCGCTGGATGAAGTCGCCCGGTGCGCGCAATGAGGCGTTGGACTGCACCGTCTACGCGATCTTCTGCACGCACATGCTCGGGCTGCACCTGTACACCGGAAAGATGTGGGAGCGGTTGGAGTCCATCGTGCAGCCGCCGAATGGCGATCTGTTTCGCGTGGAACAGTCGCAAGAGGTTTCACCGACGGATGTTCCACGCGAAACGCAATCGGTTGAGCAACCCTCCGAGCAAGCAGACGCAGAGCCGAGCGCAGCGCTGGCGAGCCCACCGCTACCGCCTCCTGCATCGCCAACACCGGCGCTACTGCCGGTCGCACCAACGAAGCCGGCCCCGCCGCGCCGAACCGTTCAACGTCCCTCCCGTCAATCCTTCTCCGCTAGATCATGGTGAACATCACGAACCAAAACGACATCATTCTCGACATCCTTGGGCGAGTGCAGGAGGCGCTTGCTGAAGCCAAAGGCGAACTGACGCCCGAATTGGTGAAGGGCGTAGAGGCCGGCATCCGGGCGGACTGGGGTGGTGACCGCGTGTTCATCGCGAAGCGCCGCGGGGAGGGGCATGGGAATCGGAACAGCCGGATCTTCAGGGACTACTTGGCCGGGGAGCGGGTGAAGCTGCTTTCGCGGCGCTACGAGCTTTCCGAGCGTCAGGTGCACCGGATCGTCAAGAGCCCCACAGAATGATGGGGTGTCGTTGGAAATCACTCGCCATCTGACGTCTAGTGCCAATGAGCGACCGCCCGATGCGGCTTATGGCATAAAGCGGTCGCGACGAGCCATGCAATTCCCCCGCCCTGCACTCGACAGGGGGCGTTAACGATACGCATCTAATATCGCAACACGGTTGCGGTGAAAAAAGCGAATGTGTGAAGGGTGACTATGTGCCTCGTACTCGAATCACGGAACACATGTCCCCGAGTAATTCAGTTCCGTCAACATCAATTCTTCGGGTCCCTTCGAATTCAGTCGCTCAACCCAAGTGGGTACGTTGTGCACGCAGCGAATGAAGGTCGCCTCATCTTGAATTACAACGTTCGGATCGAACGCGCATACCAAAAAACCGTAGTCAGACCTGATCCTATTTACACCCGCATAAGACCCTCGCAATCTAGCCACGAACGGCGACAACGGTTCGATTTCCACCCCTTGTCGTCGACTCTGTTGGAGTACGAATCGATTTACACCATCAACCGCACCTACTGGGTCTAGGAGCTTCGGGCAAAGGGGGACGACTATCGTCGAGCAGCCGGCCAACGCCATTCCAAGAACCCAGACGCTCAGTGACACCCACCGGGTCACTCACCATCCCCTAAGTAGTCAGCAGCAGTCCTCCCTAGAGCCGCCAACGTCGCGGCCTTAGTGGCGTCTTCGAATACCCTGACCTTCTTCAGTGTGTACCCGACGAACCGAACGGTGGTCTCATCGTCGGCAATTGTTAGTTTGGTATTCGAAACGTCGACATTGTGCTCATGGACGTCTTCTGAATAGCTAGCCTTACCTCCAAAACTGAAACCGAATCCACCAAAGCCGCCACCCCCAGAAGCGCTGAAATTCCTTTTGTAATCGTACGTCCAGTTTTGACTCGAGTTGAATACAATCTTGAAGCCGCGCACCAAAATTAGGTGGGTGGGAAAATACTTTAAAGTTCCTTTTTCGCCAAAGAATTTTTCGAAATCGCGAATATTTTCTATTACTCTTTTGTTTTCGAAAAGTGTTGGCTTGAACCATTTTGGGTACATGATCTCAGTCTTAAACGCACTCTTTGAAGACAATTCGATAGTTGTGCCTTTGCTAAAGTCCTCCTGGATGGTTTTGTGTTCTGATGCGCTAGCCTTTGCACTAAATAAGCCATAGGAGCCGCTTGCAGAACCACTCCAGTCAGTGGAGATTGACTTCGATTCTGAGGTAGTTCTATCAAAAGTGGCGGAGAGCGCACCGGCTCCAGTCGACTCTATGTAGTCTAGCGCCGTGTTCCAAGTAACTACTCTTCGGTCATCGAACAGCGCATTCGATCCAAGAGGTAGCCCAGCTAAATATGTCAAATTAAATTGTGGGCCATTTGGATACTCCCGGTCCGGCCAAATTGGATAGCGTATGCGCATCGCGGGATCGGTAAATGCGGCGTCCGCCTCAACGATTTCCCGGTCAGCGGGCTCCGGCCATTGTTTGTCGAATATAGTTTTTAAGTCGAAGTAGTAGCCATTCAGCTTTTTTATCTCGCTGTCTATTTCCCGCTGGTGCCCGGCGGTTGCAGCCCACTGCAAATACGCGGTGGTGTCGCCTTTTTCATAACCCATTACCTCTGCGAAGGCAATCCAATTCTGGATGTCCGCCATTCGATACTGCGATAGCAACGCCTTTGAGCGTTCAATGTTTCCCTGGATATCAGCGGCATCCTTCTGCTGCTGCGGCGTCAAATTGACCTTTATCACGTACTGCCGGAGCTGAAGTAGAAACCGCTCATATTCATCTGCCAGTGACGAGCCCGATGTCATCACAACACCGTCGACCGGTGTTGGAGCGATTGCTCGATCCGATCTGCGGAGGAGTTGGTAGTAGGAGAACCACTTGTAGTTAACGCTTGATATTGCGACCGGGTCTGCAACAAGTTTTAACTGCAAAAACTCGTCTGCAGCTAGGCCCCCCACACTGGCTTTTAAAAGGTCGTAGTAGTTATCGAGCGACAAGGTGAGTCCTTGTCCGAAGGTGACGGGTTGCACAGGGCTACTTGCAACTGCTGGAAAGTAAGACATCTCTCTCCTCCAATGGTTGTGGACCACGACTCCGAGTGGCAATCTATGTCTTTTTACGTATGACGCCAACTACCGGTTACCGTTGATCTTGAGTCGGTAGCGTGAGCATTCATATGAATTCGTCGTCGAAGTCCTCTCCCAAGAAGTGACACACATCGCCTTGTCGATGTCAGTTGCTCGCTTCGATAGTCCGGTTAACACTGACCAAAGGTCCGACCGTGACTATCGACGCTTCCAACACCGAACCCATCTCCATCATTCCCGGCGATACCGTCAAATGGACGCGAACGCTTGCGGACTACCCGGCCTCGGCCGGCTGGGCGTTGAGCTACGAACTGCTCAATGCGATGCATCGCTACGAGATTCCCGCGACTGCTGACGGCAAGGCATTTCGCGTCGTTGTCTCCGCTCAGACCACGCAGAGCTTTGCGCCCGGTTCCTACGACTGGCGAGCCAGAGTCACGAACGCAGAAGAGGTCTACACAGTCGCCAGCGGGCGCCTGACTGTCGCGCCATCGTTCGGCGCTGCAGGCGATGTGCGCTCCCATGCTCGCCGCACGCTCGATGCCATCGAGGCTGTGCTCGAAGGCCGGGCCACCAGTGCGACGGCCGAATACGAGATCAACGGCCGCCGCCTGAAGTACATCCCGCTCAACGAGCTGCACGCGATGCGCACGAAATATCAGCGCGAGGTCGCCGCGGAGGAGGGCAAGAGCGGGCCGCGGGGCGTGTCGGGCCGTATCGTGGTGAGGTTCGGCGCATGAAGGCCCCCGCATTCCTCCGCAGCATCTTCCGCGGCAAGCCCGTTGCGAAGAAGACACAGGTGCGCCGCTTTCAGGCCGCGCGCATCGACCGCCTCTCGGCCGACTGGATCGCGACCTATTCGAGCATCAACGAAGAGCTGCGCAGCGACCTCGACCGGCTTCGCGCGCGAGGGCGCGAGATGCGCAACAACAACGACTATGCGCGCAAGTTCTGCGGCATGGTCGAAACGAACATGGTGGGGCCGGCCGGCTTCGTCATGCAGGCGCGCGTCGAGAACGCACCAGGCAAGGCCGACAAGCTTGCGAACGATGCCATCGAAGCGTCGTTCGCGCGCTGGCAGTCTGTGTGCGATGTCGCCGGCCGGCAGTCCTTTCGCGACATGTGCGAAACGCTGGTCGGCGGCCTCCCGAGCGATGGTGAGTTTCTGGTGCGGATGGTGCGCGGCGCCGATGCGCGCAACGAGTTCAACTTCGCGCTGCAGCTCATCGACGTGGACCGGATCGACACCACGTTCAACGGCATAGAGCATTCGACGGGTAACACCGTCATCATGGGCGTGGAGGTGGATGCGTACCGCCGAACAGTTGCGGTCCACATCTTCGAGGCGCATCCCAACGACGGCTCGCGCACGTCACGCCAGCGTGTGCGCCTGCCGGCCGAAGACATCATCCATGGGTTCAAGGTCGAGCGTGCCGAGCAGGTGCGCGGCATCCCGTGGATGGCGCCGGGCATGCTGAGCCTTCATCACCTGGGCGGGTTCATGCTGGCCGCAGTGCTGGCCGCTGAGCACGGCGCGAATCACTTCGGCTTCTTCACGCAAAACCAAGATGCTGCGCCGGGCACCTTGCCCATCGGCGAGCGTGACGACGACGGGGACGCGATCACGACGAGCCAGCCCGGCGTTTATGACACGCTGCCGCCTGGCTACGACTTCAAGCCGCACGAGAGCAAATACCCGAACGAGGTCTTCGGCCCGTTCGTGAAGACGGCGCTCCAGCGTCTGGCGAGCGGCTGGCGCGTGTCCTATCACGCGCTCGCGAACGACCTCGAAGGCGTCAACTTCTCCAGCATCCGAAGCGGCACGCTCGATGAGCGCGACCGGTGGTCATCGGATCAACAGTGGTTCGTCGACATCCTGCTCAAGCGCGTGCGCGCCGAGTGGATGGTGATGTCCTTGCTGTCGAATGCCATCACGATGCCGAACGGCAGTCCGTTGCCCGCGGCGAAGGTCGCGAAGTTCGCCGCGCATGACTGGCTCGGCCGCCGTTGGGAATGGGTGGACCCGCTCAAGGACATGAACGCACGCATCGCCGGTGTGGGTGCAGGTCTGGTGGCTCCTCAGGATCTGAGCGCGCAGATGGGCCGCGACTTCTACGACACCATGCTCAAGATCAAGGAAGCGCAAGACCTGGCGCAGCAGCTCGGCATCGTGTTGCCCGCCTATGCGGCGAAGGTCGCTGCGCCTGCGAAGACTGCACCGAAGGGGCGGCCCGCAGAGGCCGATGCGGAAGACGAAGAGGAAGAAGAAACCTCGACATAGTGACATCGCGTGCCTTATGAATGTCAGTGCCGCGCAGTTGCAATAGCGGCATGACTTCAAGTCTTCCTCAAGTCCTTCGCCAGCACCTGCCCACCGGGCAACTCAAGCGCGCTTTCGTGGTGGAGCGTGCCTCCATCGACGAAGAGGCACGCACCGTGAAGCTAGCCTTCGCGAGTGAGACGCCCGTCAATCGCGGCTGGTTCATCGAGGTGCTGGACCTCAGTCGCAAGTCAATGCGCACCGGCCGCCTCACGGCCGGCGCGAACCTCCTTTGTGACCACGACACACGAGATGTCGTCGCGGTCGTCGAGTCTGTGGAAATCGGTTCGGACAAGGTAGCCCGTGCCGTGGTGCGCTTCGGTCGAAGCGTGCGCGCAGAGGAAGTCTTCCGGGACGTGATCGACGGAATCCGCGTCAACGTTTCGGTGGGCTACATCATCCACGAAGCCATTCTGGAAGGCACGAAGGACGGGTGCGACACCTACCGCGTGACCGACTGGGAGCCCTTCGAGTTGTCTCTGGTCAGCGTGCCAGCGGACGCGACTGTCGGTGTCGGCCGCAGTCTCCCCGCCGAGCTGCCGGCCCCGTCTTCCATTGCTTCCCTTCCTCCCCTTGCTTCCTCTTCCCCATCTTCTACGGAGAACCGCGCCATGACGACGCCTGAAACCAAGCCTGCCGGCACCACGGCACCCACCATCGAAGTTCCCGCGCAGCGCAACCACGCCAGCGAGATCAGCAAGATCGCCGCGGCCATGCCTGGCGGTGCCGAGCTGGCGATGCGTTCCATCCAAGCCGGCCACACGGTCGAACAGTTCCAAGCCGAGGCGATTCGCGCGCTCGCGTCCAAGCCCGTGCCCACGGCCGACATCGGTCTGACCCAGAAGGAAACGCGCCGCTTCAGCATGGTGCGCGCCCTCAACGCGCTGGCGAACCCCGGTGACACCGCGGCACGCAATGCGGCGGCGTTCGAATTCGAGTGCTCCAGTGCAACGTCTACCAAGCTCGGCAAGGCATCGCGCGGCATCATGATTCCGTTCGAAGTGCAGAAGCGCGACATGGTGGTGGGCACGCCTTCGGCCGGCGGCAACCTCGTGGCCACCGACCTGATGTCGGGTGACTTCATCACCATCCTGCGCGATGCGATGGTGCTCAACACGCTGGGCGTGCGCTTCCTCTCGGGTCTGGTGGGCAACATCGCGATTCCGAAGCAGACCGGCTCCGGCAGCGCCTACTGGGTGGCCGAAGGCCAAGCGCCCACCGAAAGCGCTGCGGCCATCGGCCAGGTCGCGATGTCGCCGAAGACAGTCGGCGCCTTCACCGACATCAGCCGCAAGCTGCTGCTGCAGTCGAGCATCGACGTGGAAAGCTTCGTGTCGGCCGACCTCGCCATGGTGCTCGGCTTGGCGATTCAGCGTGCAGCCATTTCCGGCGGCAGTGTCGCCAACGAACCGAGCGGCATCCTCGCGAAGATCGCGGCGAGCGTCATCGGTGGTGCCAACGGTGGCGCGCCGAGCTGGGACAGCGTGGTGGATCTGGAGACGGCCGTGTCGGTCGCGAATGCCGATGTGGGCACGCTGGCCTACCTCACCAACGCCAAGGTGCGCGGCAAGCTGAAGAAGACCTTCGTCGATGGCCCCGGTACCGGCGAGCGCGTGTGGCAGAAGGGCGGCGAGCCGTTGAACGGCTACCGTGCCGCCGTCACCAACGCTGTGCCGAGCAACATCACGAAGGGCACCGGCGACAACCTGTCGGCGCTCATCTTCGGCAACTTCGCCGACCTCGTGATCGGCATGTGGGGTGGCCTCGACCTGATGGTCGATCCGTACACCCACAGCACCACGGGCACGGTGCGTGTCACCGCGCTGCAAGACGTGGATGTGGGCGTGCGCAACGAAGAGAGCTTCGCCACGATGGAAGACGCGCAGACCGCGTAAGCCCATGTTCGCCGAAGACCTGTCCATTTTTTTCAGCGACTTCGCGGTGAACGCTTTGTTCACCGTTGAAGGCGTGCAGAAGACCGCGCGCGTCCTGTTCGACCGTCCTTATGCGGCGCCCTTCGGCGTGCAGGTCGATGCGGATGCTCCCGCGTGCCAAGGCGCCACGGAAGCGCTCGCCGGCCTGCAGCGCGATGACGCGATCACCGTGGACGGGAAGCCCTTCGAAGTGGTGCGCGCGGAGGCGGATGGGACCGGCGTGACGAACCTCGTTCTGCGGAGCGCCTGACCATGTTCCTTCTCGAAATCAACATCTGCGAACGCCTGCGCGATGCGCTGCCGGCGTGGGAAGTCCTGGGCTTCTCGACCGGCAAGGGCAACCGCGACGCGGCGGCGCTGGTGTCCGTCATGTTCGCCGCCGGTGCGCTGGCCGATGTCAAGGAAGGCGCCGTAGGCCTTGCGCCTGGCTGGAGCGTCCTGCTGTCGGTCAAGCGTGGCCCGGCCGCTGCGGCGCTGCTCGACACCGCGCTCTCGAAGGTCATCGAGCAGCTTCACAACTGGGCGCCCGGCGCCGCTGGCGGTCGCAATTGGGGGCCACTGAAGCTCGCGCGCTTCACGCCACCGGAGTTTGCAGATGGCGGACTCATCGGCATCGAACTTCTCTTCTCCACGACGGGCCGCTTCTTCGGCCAAGAGTGAAACCAACCTACGGAGCCAGCATGGCAAACATCTACGAAAAGAGTCAATACATCATCCCGCGCGGTCGCGTCTTCTTCGACGTGCTCGACGCAGCCGACCAGCTCACGGGCGAGCGCCACCTGGGCAACTGCCCGACCGTCACGCTCAACATCTCGACGGAGAAGGCACCGCACTACAGCGCCGAATCCGGCCCGGGCGTGAAGGATGCGAATCGCGTCGTGCGCATCGATCGCACCGGCAAGATCACCTGCGACAACATGAACGCCGACAACAAAGCGATGTTCATCTCGGGCGAGAAGTCGACCGTTTCGCAGGTGACCGGCGCCGTCGCAGCGGAAGAGATCACCGTGATTCCTGGCCTGTTCTATCAGCTCGGCCGCACTGACGCCAACCCGGCGGGCGCGCGCAAGGTCACGGCCGTGGTGGTCACGCCCGATGCCGGTGGCGAACCCTACGAGCTGGGCGAGGACTACACGGTGGACGCGGCGCTGGGGCGCCTGCAGATCCTCGCGGGTGGCGGCATCCCGGCCGGAAAGATCAAGGTCGCCTATTCGAAGCCGGCTACCACCTGGCTGCGCATCAAGTCCGGCGACAAGGCCGAGCTGCGCGGTGCGCTGCGCGTTCTTTCGAACGTGGCGGAAGGCGAACAGAGCGACACCTATTGCCCGCTCGTGACGCTGGCGCCCACCGGCGACATGTCGCTCATCACCAGCGACGACAGCTATGTGCAGATGGAATTCGACATCGAGGTTTTGACCCCGCCGAGCGGTGTCGCGATCTTCGTCGATGGCCGTCCGGTGGAGGTCTAACCCCTCACTTCGCCGCCGCTCGCACTGAGCGGCGGCGACGCCTGGCGCTTCGCTTGAGGCATCAGCCGTCGCCGCACCGATCCCCTCTCACCCATCTCCAAAAGGTTTCCCGTTGGGCTTCAAGCCGATTCAGATCGTGATCAATGCCAAGGACGATGCGTCCAAGGTGTTCGACCGCCTGCAGAGCCGCCTTGCCGCGTTCGCGGCGGTCGTGCTCGGCTACTTCGGTATCCAAGCCTTCGCGGGCTGGGTCAAGGGCGGTGCGGACTTCGAGCAGGCGCTGAGCCGCGTGCAGGCCGCCACCGGTGCGACCGCGGCCGAGATGCGCGCGCTGCGCAAGGCGGCGCAGGAAGCCGCGGCCGATGCCCGCTATGGCTTCACCGAACTGGAGGCCGCTGGCGCACTGGAGAACCTGGCGAAAGCCGGCCTCAACGTGCGCGACGCCATCGCCACGCTGCCCGCCGCGATGCAGCTCGCCCGCGCCGGCGACATCGAGCTGGCGACCTCAGCCGAGTACCTGACGAAGATCGTCAATGGTCTGGGCCTCGCCTTCACAGATTCGGGCCGCGTGGCCGACGTGCTCGCGAAGGGTGCGAACGCCACGAACACCAGCGTCACCGGTTTGGCGCAGGCGCTGAGCTACGCCGCACCGCTGGCGAACACGCTCGGGCTGAGTCTCGAAACCACCGTCGCGATCATCGGCAAGTTCGCCGACGCCGGTATCGATGCCAGCCGCGCCGGCACGGCGTTGAACAGCATCCTCGCGCAGTTCTCCGACCCGGCCAGCAAATTCCGCACGGAGCTGGCTGCGGCCGGCATCACGACGGGCAACTTCGAGAAGATGCTGCACGAGCTGGCCGCGGCCGGCCCGGCGGGGCAGCGGGCGATTGCGGCCGTGGGGCAGGAAGCCGGGCCGGCACTGCGCGCGCTCCTGAATCAGGGCGTGGACAAGCTCGACGAGTTGAAGAAGTCGCTGGAAGGCGCCACCGGCAGCGCGGCCGAGACGGCCGCAGTCATGCAGTCGAACCTCAATGGCGCGCTCAACGGATTGCGCACCGCGTGGGATTCGACGATCAACGCGCTCACCACACCCATCCTCCCGGTGCTGAAGGAAGGGGTCGATCAACTGTCCGGCGCTCTGCGTGCGGCGGTCGCCGATGGCACCGTGGCCCGATTCGGTTCTGCGCTGGCGACGGCGTTTCAGAACGGCATCAAGTGGGTGCAGGCGTTCGTCGCGAGCGTCGATGTCCCCGCACTCGTGGCGAAGGTGCAGGCGCTCGCTGACCGCGTGGGCGCGCTGCTCGACAGCTTCGGGCAGAAGGCGCAGACCACCGGCAGCATTGTGCAGACGGTCTGGGGTGTCATGTCGGCGGGCGCGAACGTGGTCCTCTCGGCCATCTTCAAGGTGGCCGAGGGCATGGCGGCCGTGGTCAGCGCGGTGCAGTCTGGTCTCGCCACCATCATTTCCGGCCTGGCGAAGATCACGTTCGGCGATCTGTCGGCGGCATTCAAGGCCGCGGCCGAAGAGGTGCGGATCTCAGCCGAAGCCACCGGTGCGGTGGCCGATGCGTTCGGCGAGAAGGCGGGCGAAGCCTTCGACCGGGCGGCCGAGGGCGCCGAGCAGGCGCGCACCGGATGGGCGGGCCTGACCGACAGCGCCGAAACCACCACGGCGGCGACCACCCGCAGCGCCGCAGCCTTCGCCGACATGGCCGCGGAGATGAAGGCCGCGGGCGACAGTGCGCAGGAAGCCGGCCAGAAGGCCGCCAGCGCGTCCGAAACCCATCAGGCGAAGGCGGAGGAAGCCCGAGCCTCGGTCGAGCGCCTGCGCGGCGAATACGACAAGGCCATCGCGACCGGGAATCTGGAGCTGGCGGTGCAGAAGCTCGGCGAGCTGAAAGCGGCCAATCTCGCTGCGGCCGATTCGGCCGGCGCGAACAAGAAGGCGCAGGCCGAAGCCGCGGCCGAGATTGCCGCCGCCTTCCAGCGTGCCGGCGTACAGACCAAGGTCGAGCTGGAGACGGTCGCCAAGACCGCGCTGCGCGACTACGAGTTGATTCGCGACAGCGGGCAGGCAACCGCCATCGGCCTGGGCGAAGCATGGAAGCGCGCCGCCGAGGCAGCCATCGCCGCGGGCAACGGCGTGGCGCCGGGTTGGGTGCAGGCGCAGTCCGCGATGCGCGGCTTCGAGGTCGTGCTCGACAGCGCAGGCCGCTCGACGCTCAAGCTGCGCGACGCGCAGACCGATGCGATGCAGTCGGCCTACGGTCTGGCCGGCGCGCTGCGCGAGGTCACGAACGCACGCGAGCGAGATGTCGAGGTGCGCGAGAAGGCGAACGCACTCAAAGAGCGTGAAACGGCGCTTGAAGACAAGCGCCTCGGCCGGGACGCGAGCGGCTTTTCGACCGACAAGAACGGGAAGACCGTCAACGCCGGCAGCGACCTGGGCACCTTGACCGGCATCGCCGCCTTCCTCAAAGCCGCAGGCATCAGCGACGAGAAGAGGGCGCGTGCCATCGCGATGGAGTTCGCCGATGCCAAGGGCGACATCCCGTTCTTCAACAACCCCGGACAGAAGAAGTACGCCGATGGCGGGACGCTGAGTCAGGCGGTGCTCAAGGCGGCCGAGAAGGAAACCTTCTTCGGCAATGGGCAGACCCCGACCGCGATTCCGCAACCCGAATCCAACCGCACGGTGAACCTGCACCTGAACCTCAACGGTCGCGATCACGGAACGGTCAACACCGATGCCGCCGGTGCCGATGCCATCGAGGGCCTGCTCGCGCAGCTTGGCGCCGCCGCCGGCACGTCTTCCAACCGTTCGGGCAAATGAACATGCCAGCTCCAAAGTTTCACACGCTCGCCGGCCTGCAGATCCCGCGCGGCATGGTCTGGTCCGACGAGTTCGGATGGAGCCGCGTCGAGAAAACGCTCGAGTACTCGCTCACTGGTGCCGCGCTGATTGATGCCGGCGTGCGCCTGGCCGGCCGCCCCATCACGTTGCAGGGCGAGGTCGAGGCCGGTTGGATCCAACGCGGTGCGCTCACGGCGCTGCAGTCGCTGGCCGACTCCGACGCCACCGGAGAGCACGCCCTCGTGCTGGCCGATGGCCGCGCGTTCACCGTGCAGTTTGCACCCGGCCTTGCTGTCGAGGGCAAGCCGCTCGCGCGCCCCGAGCTGCCCGTCGAGAGCTACCCCTACATCGCCATCGTGCGACTCATCACTGTTTGACCATGACCATTCTCGAATCCGATATCAAGATCGTTGCCACGCAGGTGATGGACGACGTAGACAACGGCGGCGGCGCACCGACCTCGAATGTCATTGTGGACGGCGCCAGCAATTCCATCTTCAAAGACATCTCCGCCGTGGACCGCGCGCAGGGCGACGTGTCGATCATGAAGATTGCCGCGGTCATCCAGACCTTGAACACCGACACCGCGCTCGGCGGTGTCGTCATCGTCTCGCGTCCGCCGGCCGATCCGAAGGTGAGCGCGGCCCTGTTCGCGACCGGTGACTTCTTCGACCGCCGCGCCAGCATCCAGAACCGGATCGAGGCCTACACCTCACCGGGCGAAGAGTTCAATGGTTACCTGCTGTCCAACCATGTGCAGGGGCAGCGCTCGCTTCAGATCTTCCAACGGCCCGGCGCCACGCCACCCAACACGAACGGCACGCTGCAGATCAGCGGTGGTGGAAAGACGGAATACGTGCGCGTGGCAGATGTGGCCGTGGAACAGCGCACGTACAGCTACAACGCGGGCAATTCGTTCGTCGACTATCAGGCGCAGGTTTGCGTGTGCGAGCTGGTGGACGGGCTGAAGAACGACTACACGGGCACGCCCGCAAGCCGTCTCTTCGAGCGCACGATCACTTCCGCGGCCATCAACAAGATGCTGGTCGCGAACGCCTCGCGCTTCTATGGCATCTCCAAGCTCGCGCAGAACGTCACCACCGGCGACCTGTCGGCCGTGGTGGAGCACATCGACACGCAGCTCGTGCCGAGCGCGACGACGGAAATTCCCATCGTGGACACGAGCGCGGCGGGCTCGGCGACTTCTCTCGTCGCCTCAGGCGCTGGCACCGTCTCGCTCACCACGGGCGTGGTGTTCGGCCCGAACGCCACCATCGTCTTTGGCAACCCGGTCTATCCCGGTTCGCTGTCGGTCGCCACATCGGCCGGCACGTTGACCGACGACGGCGGCCGGCTGAAGCTCGGCGCGCTGACGGCCGGCAGCGTGAACTATGCCGGCGGCTCGATGACCTTCGCGAGCGATGCGCCCGCGATCACGGGAAACAAGACGATCACCTTCCGTCCGGCCGGCGCGCCCATCGAGCTGGCCGATTCGGCGTCCATCGTGGTGACGGCCGAGAGCCGCCGCATCAACTACCCGCTGACCATCCTTCCGCCACCGGCGCCGGGCTCGCTGCGCGTGGCCTACCGCGCGGGCGGCAACTGGTACGAGCTGGCCGACGATGGCGGTGGGCGCCTCTCGGGTGCCAGCTCCAGCATCGGCAGCGGCACCGTGGACTATGCGACGGGCACGACCTTGCCGACGCTCGGCGTGCTGCCTGACGTGGGAAGCGAGGTCATCTACACCTGGGCGGCGAAGGTCAACTACAAGGACCGCAGCGGCACGCTCACGGCGGCGCTGTCCATCCTGCTGGCCCTCGACAACCAGGCCGCGCAGTCGGGCACGGTGTCGGTGGACTGGAACGACGGCATCGATCGCCATGCGAGCGACAACGGCAGCGGCGCGCTGGCGGGCGATGCCACCGGCCCGGTGTCCTATGCGAGCGGCACCATCGAAGTGAGGCCCAAGGTGCTGCCGGCCTCTGCGGTCGCCTTCACGGTGGGCTACAGCCACGGCGAGCCATCGTCGAAGACCTTCCCGGCGCCGGCCCGGAATGCCGATGGCTCGATCACGCTCAACCTCGGGAAGACCAACATCGCGCCGCGGTCGCTCGCGCTCGACTGGAATCTCATCCTGCAGTCCACCGGTGGCGTGCCGGCCGATCAGTGGGTGCCGCAGAACTTCGCGGCCACCAAGACCGTGACGGACGACGGTGCAGGCAACCTGAAGGACGGGCTCGGCGTGACGTTCGGGACGCTGGTCTACGCCACCGGCGTGGCGACCCTGTTCCCCGAGACCGTCGTCAGCGTGGCCGTGCCGCAGTGGGCCGTGAACCCGCTCGGCGTGCTCGGCACCGTGTTGTCGCCCAACCTGCCCGGCCTCTACCGCAACACGCTCACGGGCTACACCTATGCCGTGCTCAATGCGTCGCTGCCGGCGGATGCGACGGCGCTCGTGACGGCCAATTTCCGGGTGGCAGGCGCAGGCACGACGAAGAGCCAGGTCTTCAATCAGCCCAAGCTCTCCATCAAGCTGCTGCCGAACTTCAGCGAGCCGGCCGTACCGGGCTCGGTGAATTTCACGCTCGGCGGGAAGACCTACTTCGACCGCGCCGGGAGCCTGTACACCGACCTCGATCCGGCCACCGGCGCCGCCTCGCTGGCCGGCACCTACGACTACGCCACGAACCTGGCTTCGCTCAACACCTGGCCGGCTGCAGCGTCGAGCACGGTCGTGGTGAACAGCCTGCTCACGACCCTTGACGGTCAGCCGGTCGAGTACGTCGTCTTTCGCACGCCCGTGGCCCCGATCAGCCCGGGCTCGCTGCAGCTCCTGGCGACCAAGCTCAATGGCGGCTCGATCAACGTCACGGCCGATGCGTCGGGCTTCATCAACGGCGCGAACGTGCATGGGACCTTCGACTACGCGACGGGTGTCGGCAAGGTGCGCTTTGGCGACTGGGTGACAGCCGCAGGGAACGAGGGCGCGATCTGGTATTCGCCCGATGCCGTGGGCACGGACGGCAAGATCTGGAAGCCGGTCCCGGTGTTCGCCAGCACCATCCGATACAACGCCGTGGCCTTCACGACGCTGCCGGTCGATGCCACGCTGCTGGGCCTCGACCCGGTGCGACTGCCGGCCGATGGTCGCGTGCCGATCTTCCGCAAGGGCGAGCTCGCCGTGATCCACAACACGAAGCGCCTGCCGGCTGCGGTCGTGGCGAATGGGCAGACGCTCAACGCGGGTCGCGTGCGTTTGTCCCGTGTGCGGATCATGGGTGCCAACGGCCTGGCCGTCGAGACCGGCTACACGCGCAACCTCGATGCCGGCACGGTCACATTCACCGATGTCTCCGGCTACGTGCAGCCGGTCGTCTTCGAGCACCGCATCGAGGACATGCTCACCGTGTCCGACGTGGGCATCGATGGTCGCCTCGCGTTCGCAGGCCGGGTGTCGCACGACTACCCCGCGGCCGACAGCTACGTGAGCAGCGGCCTTCGCATGGGCGACGTGAAAGCGCGCGTGTCGCTGCTGTTCGATCAGCAAACGTGGAACGGCGCTTGGTCGGACAGCCTCATCGGCAACGCCGCCGACCCGACGTTCAACGACATCGACTATCCGATCACCGTCACGAACAAAGGCGCCGTCACGGAGCGCTGGCGCATCCAGATCAACGGCAGCGGCACGGCCTACAACTTGATCGGTGAGCACGTCGGTCAGATCGTCACCGGTCAGAGCATGACCGCCGACTGCTCGCCGCTCGGCCCTTCGGGCGTGCCCTACATGACGATCCCCGCGGCCGGCTTCGGCTCGGGCGGCTGGCCTGCCGGCTCGCTCATCCGCTTCAACACCATTGCCGCGACGTTTCCCTTCGTGCCCATCCGCACGGTGCAGATGGGCGCCGAGACGGTGCTCGATGACAGCTTCGAAATTCTGGTCCTGATTGGCGTGGACCGTCCCTAACGAGAGAGAGCGAGAGAAAGAACATGGCTTCAGTTGTAGACACCAGCGTCAAGTATTTCAGCAGCCAGATGTCGGGCGCCCCCACACTGTCTGGCACCACCGGCGCAATGATTGCCCTGCTGGATGCGTGCTTGAAAGACGGCTTCGACGTCAAGACGCTCGCCTCGCTCACCGTGGCCGGCGGTGTGGCGACGGCGACCTACACGGGCTCGCACTCTGCGATGGTCGAGAGCGTTGTGCAAATTGCGGGCGTGACGGGTGCGCTTGATGTGCTCAATGGCGAGCAGAAGATCACGGCCAAGCCTGGCGCGGGGTCGGTGCGGTTCGCTACCTCGGCGCCCGATGGCGCGGCCGCGGGCACGATCACGATGAAGATGGCGCCGCTCGGCTGGCTCAAGCCCTTCAGCGGTCCCAACCTCGGCGCGTACAAGAGCGCCGACCCCGTCAGCACCGGCATGTTTCTGCGCGTGGACGACACCGGCGCTGCGACAACCCGAGTCGTTGGCTACGAGTCCATGACCGACATCTCCAGCGGCGTGGGCGCGTTCCCACGCAATGACGTGGTGGCCAATGGCGGGGCCTGGGGCAAGTCGCCCGTTGCCAATTCGAACCCGGTGGGATGGATGTTGATCGGCGATGGCCGGACGTTCTACCTGCACAACTCGGCCCAGATGGGCAACGCTTTGGGAACCTACGACCGCTTCATCGTGGGTGCGGTGCGCGGGTTCGGCGACATGATCGCACTCCGACCTGCGGGCGATGCCTTCGCCTGCGCACTCTCGGCATACTTCGCCGATTCGCCTTCCGGTTGGCCGAGCTATCCCCAGTACGGCACCTTCGACAATGCCTCCCAGAGCGTCTACACCCCGCGCAATTACTCGGGACTGGGGTCGGCCTATGCGATGGCCTCCCACCCTTACACCGGGCAGCCGACCGTCGTGTCGGGGATGGATGGCACCCTCGGGGCGTTTCCGAGTCGCATCGATGGCAAGCTGAGACTCTCGTCGCGCTATCTGCGCTCATTCGATACCTCGCAGTCCGAGCCGCGTTGTGAAGTGCCGGGGTTGCTGACCATCCCGCAAAACTTCGTCTACGGCCAGATCAGCCATCGCGACATCGTGCCGGCGACAGGCGAGCTCGCGGGACGCAAGCTCATGGGCCTGGCGGTCGGAAACTCCTACGGCAGCGATCCGGCGACAGCCAATAGCGTGGGCCTGACGCTGGTCGATATCACGGGGCCGTGGCGGTGAGCTACGTTGTCGATTCCGGCAGCTTGCGCTTCGCCATCGACGTGGCCGACTCGGCCGCGCCGGCGTTGCGCTATGCCGCGTGGGCGCAGGCGCTGGGCGTCTCCGACACGGTAACTCTTCAGCCACTCGATGCCGACGACAGCTCCTTTGCCGTCACGCTGGGCGCTTCGCCCTATCTGAACGGCTCGACGACGGCGATGTTCTGCAGCGAGGGCGGGTTCGCGCCCTACAAGGCGGAGCCGGTCAGCACCGTCAATACGAGCTATGCCCTGCAGACCGTCAGCCGGATGTACGGGTTCGTGGATCGGCCCGATGCGCTGATGACGTTTCACCCGAATACCGATTGCCGCTCGCTGGGCGTGCTGTTCCAGCGCGCCGGCGCGGTGTCGATCTTCAAGGGCCGACTCAAGCACCTGAGCACCGAAACCTACCGTCTGGATTTCGCATTGCGCGTCGATGCGTCCGGCTGGGAGCTGGTGGTGCAGCCGTTGGATCTCGTGCAGCCGGTCAAGCTGCTGGCGAACAAGGTGCTGCTGGGCGAGCTGTTCTCGGTCGATGTGGACGTGGGCATGAGCCGGGCCTTCACCTTCGCGCCTTCGGACATCGTGGCCGCGCCCTTGCAGACGGCAGTGCGCCGTTTGATCCAGGTGCCCAGCCTCGGCGCGGCGCCGCCCTATGCGGGCACCCGGAATCGCGCCATCGCAGTGGGGCGCAAGGACCATCTGACGGGCGTGCTCGGTCTGGGCATCGGCCGCGTGCGGGGCAAGACCGTCGAGTATTTCAATCCCACGAACAAGCCCTACCGCTGCCTCGTGCGGCTGGTCCGCGATGTCGATGGACTGCAGGTGCGCGAGCTGTGGACCGCTGCGGATGGCAGCTACGACTTCCAATGGATCGACGAGCTGCAGAGCTATTCCGTGTGGGCGCTGTACCTCGACCATGCAAAGCGCGCTGTCGTCACGGACGGGCTGACCCTTGCGAATGGCAAGGTGGAGCTGATGCCATGAACGTGCTCGCCATCAACGCGATGTTGAGCGGGCCTGGCCTCGTGGCCTACCTCGGCATGGGCGCGCGCTTTCTGGTGTGCGGCGGCGCGCAACCGGGGGAGGGCGGAAACATCCCCATGCTGCTGGCCGCTGCGGTGTTGGCCCTGCCCGCCGGCGCGGTGGCAGACGGCAAGCTCACGCTCGCGCAGGCGGACAGCGCAGGCGACCTGGCGCTCGCGACCGGGATCGCGACGTGGGGCCGCGTGGCGTTGGCCGATGGCACATGGGTGGCCGACTTCAGCATGAGTGGCCCGTCTGGATCGGGGCAGATCAAGCTCGTGGTGCAGAACCCGCCCGAAGGCGACCCGGAGGCGAAGCTCTATCAGGGCGGAACCTTCTTCATCGGTGAGGTCGTCATCGGTGGTTGAAGACCTCATCTTTCGAAAGCTGCCGCTCGACGGGCCGCCGAACGTTCTTGTTTTCGGGGAGCCCGACGAACCGGCTGGCAGTGCGGCCTACGCGCTGGGCCGCATCGCGCTGCCGGTGTTCATGGTGTCCGGCAAGGCCGTGGTCACGATGCCGCCGCGCGCCACGGCTGTGGGCCGTGTGCCTCTGCCTGCCTTCATGGTGGCTGGAGCAGCGAGGTACGCCAGCGCCGTATCGCGCCCGCTCGCGAGCAAGGTGTCGGTGGGTTGGCAGGTGGCGGCGCAGATCGAGGGCGGGGTCGCAGCGGAGCACCACGGCGCAGCGCGCGCGGTGGTGGGGCGAGTCGCCACCTGGCAGAAGGCCGAGCCGTTGGCCGCTGATGCCGTCTCTGCATGGCAGGACGTGCTTCGCGCGCGCGCCGGCATCGCACTGCGCTATCAGGTCGCAAGGCAGTCGGCGTCCGAGGCAGGGCTGCGCTATCAATCGGCCGTGCGGGCGCGAACGGGTGTCGCCGCCCGTTGGCAGGAAGCGGTTCGCCTGGCGACGGTGCCGCTCGGCGCGCGCCATCAGGAGGCCGAGCGGATGCGCCGCGGCGTGCGTGCGCGCTGGCGAGACGCGGTGCGCGCGCAGGCGGGTCATGCAGAGGCCTTCGGTGCCGCGGCGCAGCTCGACATCGGCCGCGTGTCGAAGTGGCAAGCCGCCATGCATCCGCTGCCGGGTCGGGCGGTCGTCGTGCCGCCCACCTTGGACCCTTGCTATGTGCCTTCGACAACGCTCGTCTTCAGCGAGCCGCAGAAGTACAGCACGACATTGATTTTTATCTGCGAGCGGCACCAGCCCTCGCCCGGCACCGGCGAAACCATCGTCGTGCCCATTCTGGAGGCCTACACCGTGCAGAACAGCATCAGCCTTGTGCGCATCGACAGCGGCGAGGTGATCGAGGCTTTGGCCTTTTCCATGAGCCTCGGTGCGGACTCGTGGACTTGGCGATGGAGTGCCACGCTGCCGGGCGCGGCGTGGCCCGTCATCCGGCGCGGCATCCACGCAGCGCCCGTGGAGATCCTCGCCACCGTCAACGGTGTGCCGTATCGCTTGAGCGCAACGAACTGCAACCGTGACCGCCGATTCGGGGGTGCGAAGGTGCAAGTCGAGGGCAAGGGCCGTGCCGCCATGCTCGACAGTCCCTATGCGCCGACGCTCAACCATGCGTCGCCCACGCTGCGCACCGTCGAGCAACTGCTCAATCTGGCGCTGACCTACAACGGTGTGAGCATCGGATGGGGGATCGACTTTGGTCTCACCGACTGGGCCGTGCCTGGCGGAACGTGGGACTTCCAAGGGAGCTACATCGGTGCGGTGCTCGACATCGCCAGCGCCGCCGGCGCCATCGTGCAGCCGCACGCGACCGATGCAACGCTGCGAGTCATGCCGCGTTACCCGGCCGCGCCGTGGCACTGGGACACGCTGACGCCCGACTTCGTGCTGCCCGCTGCGGCGGTGGCTGTCGAGGGTATCCAGCCGCTGACGAAGCCGGACTACAACCGGATTTTCGTGGCGGGCACCAACGGTGCCGGCGTGCTCGGCCAGGTCACGCGCAGCAACACCGCCGGCGACAGCGTGGCGCCGATGGTGACGCACGCATTGACAACGCACAGCGATGCGGCCGCGCAGCGGGGCCTCGCGGTGCTGTCCGATACCGGCGCACAAGCAAACGTCAGCCTTCGGCTTCAGGTGCTGCCCGAAACGGGCGTCATCTTGCCCGGCGCATTCGTTCGCTACGAAGACGGTGCCGAGACGCATCTCGGGCTCGTGCGCAGCACGTCGGTGGATTGGCAGCGGCCGGTGCTGCGCCAGTCGATCACGCTCGAAACGCATGTGGAGGTGTGAGCGTGGCAACGAACGTTTATTCCGCCTTCCTTGCGCTGCTGCCGAGCTACCCGCTGCAGATCGCAACCATCACCGCCATCGACGGCGAGGTCGCTCGTCTTGAGCTGCCCGGCGGCGGGGTGCTCACGGCGCGCGGTGTCGGCGCCTTGGGCGATCAGGTCTTTGTGCGCGACGGCGTGATCGAGGGCCAGGCGCCCGCGATGCCCTTCGTGCAAGTCGAAATCTAACGAGAGAACGAAAGAGAGAGGGGCACCTCATGGAAGTGGGCGACTTGGCGAGCAATCCCATTGCTCAGATTGTGTTTTTGATTCTGTCCGCTGCTGGCGGCTATCAGGTGTGGCGCGCAAAGCAGCCGACCGAAGCGAAGGAGCGCGCCGACAGTTCCGGGCAGATCGCGGCCCTTGCGACCTGGCAGGCGTTGCTCGAAGGCGAGCGTGCGGCGCGCGTGAAGGCTGAAGAGCGCGCCGACAAGTTCGCGGCCGAGCGCAACCAGGCGATGCAAGAGCTGTGGGAGATGAAAGGCCAGCTCAAGGTCATGAACGAAACCCTCACCGCGCAGACCCTCGAACTGGGCTCGCTGCGTGACCTCGTTCGTCAACTGAAGGACCAACGAAATGCACAGTGAATCGCACATCGATCCCGAGCGTGCGCCGCTCGATGAGCAGCCGCGCATGCGCGTGCCGCGCCAATGGCGCCGGCTCTTCGAGACCGTGGGCGTCGTCGGGTGCCTGTTCCTCGGCGGCTTCGGTTCGGGCTATTTCTGGGCCACGCGCAACGCTGAAGCGCAGATGACGCGGCAGCGCGACGACCACCTCGCGGAAATCGACCGGCTGCGCGAAGCCTTCGGCGACCGCTTGACTTCCCTTGCCGGCCGCGTGAACCAAGCGGCCGGCACCGCGGCGAGCGCTGCGCTGACTGCGGGTGAAGCCGCGAGCACTGCGCAGACCGCCGCACAGACCGCCAACCAAGCCGCGAAGACCGCGGCAAAGGAGTTCAAGAAACCATGATCGACACACAGACCCTTATCGACTGCACCGGCGCCACGCGCGCCAACGCCGAGCGCTACACCCTGCACCTGGCTGACGGGATGAACCGCTTCCGCATCCATTCCGACAGCGCGGTGGCGGCCTTCCTCGGGCAGCTCACCATCGAATCCGACGAGCTGGCGAAGGTCGAAGAAAACCTCAACTACACGACGGCCGCGCGGCTGCGCGAGATCTTCCCGAGCCTGTTCGTGCAGGGCGGCTATCGGGCCGAGGACTACGTGCGCAACCCACGGGGATTGAGCATGCTGCGCTACAAGGGCTTCCACGGCCGCGGCTTGATTCAGTTGACCTGGGAGGATGCCTACATCGCCGCAGGGCGCGCAATCGGAGTGAACTACCGCGGCAATCCCGATCTGCTGCTGCAGCCGCTGCATGCGGCGCTGTCGGCATGCTGGTTCTTTGCCGAGTTCAAAGACTGTCTGCCGGCGGCCGAGCGCGGCGATGTCTACGACATCACCGGCCGCGTCAATGGTCCGAAGCGGCTCAAGCTGGTCGAGCGCAAGGCGGCCACAGCGCGCGCTTACAAGGTGTTGGGCAAATGAGCGCGCCGACTCGCGACCTTGTGAACGGGGGCGACGCATGAGCAAGTTCCTCGACGTCGTGCCGTCGTGGCTGTGGGCGTTGCTGCTGGTGCTGGCCTTGGCCGTGGTGTGCATTGAGCGAACGCAGGTGCTCAAGGCTAAGGCCGATACCGCGGAGGCGCGGAAAGCTGTCTCAGATGAAAAGCTCGACCGTCAGGCCGAGAACACCCGACGCGCACTTGCCGCGCTCGAAGACTTGCAGCGCGTGATTGCAATGCAGGCCGCTCATGCCAAAGCTCAACAGGAGAACGTCAATGCCTACGAAAAGAAACTGGCCGTACTCGATGGCCGCCGCCGCGCTGCTGCTGGCGATGCTGAGCGGATGCGCAATCAGTTCACCGCCTTCGCCGCCCGTGATCGGGACGAAGCCACAAGCGACCCCGCTGCCTGTCAGCGTATTGCGGATCGAGCCGCAGTCCTCGGAAGCCTGGCTGCACGAGGTGCAGAGTTACTTCGAAGCGGTCGAATCATCGTTGAGCAGCGGGATGCCGAAGTAGAGCTGTTGCTCGGCATCGTCAGCAATGATCGATCGCTGCTCAGGCCGTAGGGTCGGAAGACCGCGATGCCGCGCGCCTTACCTTTGCTTCTTCTCGTAATTTGCGATCCTCGGCCATCTTTGCCAGTAGCTCGGGCGAATACTTCGCCTCACGCGCGACGCGGGCGCGAAGCGCATCGCCGGCCCGATCATCGGGTTGATTCGCCGGATCTTCATCGGGAAACTGTTCGAAGTAGTCAGACCATTCGCCCAT